GATCATGCGGACGGTCTCCTTTGCTGCTCAGGCAATACACCATAGCATTGTGACGGGTGTTTGAAAGATACATAGTTACCTAGTTTTTACTTAGTTTTTAATACATTAATAAAATCAATTACTTGTAAGAATTTATAGATAGTTATTAAATAGACAATTTCCTTTTATAAAAAACCCTCTTATATCCCTTAAAAATATTAGAAATAGAAATATAGCTTTAAGGGGGTTTTTGAACAAATAAACAAACCAGTCTTATAACTAAGTATAATATATATTATTTATTAATATTATATTATTATATTTCAAAGATTTAAAGGATAGAGATAGAAAGTTGATCAATCTCTATCCTTACTATGTATCTTTACCGCGGATTTATATCGCGAATTACAATAAGAGCACCGTCGCGTGTGATGGTGGTAAATTTCCAACCTCTGGTTCTCGCAAAGGCGTGGACATATACCTGAGCTTTTCTTCTAAGATCAGCGTCTTGAAACATAACCTGTTCACCAATAATCATGGAAGCAAATGGCCAGCTATATTTTGCTGGTATCATTTCTTTAACTCCCTTTAATTTCATTGGAGCTTTCTTTATGACCATTTCTGGCGTATAGAGCGTTGACTTTACCATGTAATTGTCCTTTCATTTGTTGTTCGTAATTATATATATAAATTCACGGAAGATGTAAATGGGACGACCGCCGGGCGGAATAATGACGCAAGCACAAAAGGTCCACATCTGTGAGCAAATCGCAGATGGTAGGTCTTTGAGCTTAATTGTAAAAGACCCTGAGATCGATGGCATCAATGTGCGGACTGTGAACCGAGAATTGAACCGCGATTCGTTCTTTTTGTCTGAATATGCCCGCGCGCGCGAGGCTTCAATCGAGATAAAACTGTCGGAAACGGAAGATATTATCCTCGGCCGTGGCGAGTTCGAGAACGTCGACTTCGAGCGCGCAAAGGAGTTGCTGAACGATCGGCGCTGGCATGCGATCCGGCTGGCGCGCTTCCGTTATGGCGACAAGATCGACGTGCAGGCGACCGTAAAGCAGGTCGAGGGAAAGGTCATCGACGCAAAAGTGCTCGATGTGGATCAACTGCTTGCCATCCGGCAGGCGCTACAAATTGCCGCAGGGGGCGAGGATGGCTACGAAGAAGACAAAGACTATGAGTACGAAGGACAAGATGATACAGGCGAGGATGAAGGCCTTGCAGAAGATTAAGATGATGGACGTGTATCGGGAGCGCCCGCCAGTGACGCTGCCTAAATTTTCATGGGATAAGGAAAAAGAAAATGATTTTAACGGAAATGGCAGAGACGCTAGAAAAGGCGTTGGCAAAGATTAAAGAACTTGAGCTTCTGGTGGCCGTTCGCGTCCCGCGCAGGGACTACGACGCGATCGTCAAGAGCATGTCGGTGTGTCAGAACACGATTGAGAACCTGATGGTGGCCCTGTTCAAGATCAAGCCAAAGAGCCAAGAAGTCGCCGACGCCCGCGATATCCTGCAGTATCTCGAGCACCTGATTCAGAACAATATCCCGATGCAGGACGAAGCTTGGATTGCCCGCGAGAAAGCCCGCATCGATATGATCAAAGCCGAGCGCATGAAACGGCCAGCCAAAATGCTGGGCGAGAGGGCAGCGTTCGAGGATAGCTTCGAAAACATAAAAAAGGTCAAAGGAACCGTCAGGAAGGATTACAAACCTTGACCCTGATCCCCGTCGATGGCGAGATGATCAATGTTGAGGCGTCTCTGCACGACATCAACAAGGAGCTGTGCGAGAAATCCCTCGTGGAGTTCATCAAGCAGGCGTGGCACGTCATCGAGCCCGGACAAGAATATATCCACAATTGGCACATCGACGCTATCGCCAAACACCTAACCGCCATTACCAACGGCATGATGATAGATGATGAGCAAGCTTACAATCGCCTGCTGATCAACGTCCCGCCGGGCGCGATGAAGTCCCTTCTGGTCTCCGTCCTGTGGCCGGCATGGGAATGGGGGCCGCGGAACATGCCCTACCTGCGGTATGTTTGCGCCTCGCATGCTATGAACCTCGCCATCCGCGATTCGACCAAGATGCGGCGATTGGTGACATCTGAATGGTATCAGGGCTTCTGGGGCGACCGCGTCACGATCACGGGCGACCAGAACGAGAAGATCAAGTACGAAACGACCGCTTCCGGTTTCCGGCAGGCGGTTGCCATGACGGGCATGACAGGTGCCCGCGGCGACCGCGTGATCATCGACGACCCGCACTCGGTGGCCAGCGCCGCCTCGGAGGCAGAGCGCAACACCACGATCGAAACGTTTGAGCAGGCGATCCCAACGCGCCTGAACAACCCGGCGACCTCGGCCATTATCGTGATCATGCAGCGCCTGCACGAAGAAGATGTGTCCGGCGTGATCCTTGAAAAGCAGTTGGGCTATGACCACATCATGATCCCGATGGAGTACGACCCCGATCGTGCCGTGCCGACCATGCTAGGCTGGAAAGACCCTCGGTGGCAGAAAGGTCAGCTCTTCTTCCCTAAACGGTTCCCTCGGCACGTCGTCGAGCGCGACAAGCGGATCATGGGTAAGTACGCCGCGTCCGGCCAGTTTCAACAGCTGCCTACCCCAGAGGACGGCGGTATTATCAAGCGAAAGCATTGGAACCTGTGGGAAGATGAGAAGTACCCACCGTTTGACTTCATCATCGCGTCACTCGACACGGCTATGACCGAGAAGAAAGAGAACGACCCGTCAGCCATGACGGTCTGGGGCGTCTGGACCGACGATCCCAAGACCCACGCGACCCGCATGCTGAACCGCGACGGGCACATGACGCACATTGTACGTACATATGACGAGCGGGAGGTGCCGCCCCGTATCATGATGATGCATGCATGGTCGAAGCACCTTGAGATGCCCGAGCTGGTCACAGAGGTGGCGCAGACGTGCCTTCGGTGGAAAGTTTCGACTTTACTTATAGAAAACAAGACCGTAGGCCTACCAGTTGCGCGGGAGCTGCGAAGGATGTATTCTGGTAGGAACTTTGGCGTTCAGTTGGAAGACCCCGGCTCGATCGACAAGATGGCTAGGCTCTACTCGGTGCAGCACCTATTTGAAGAGGGGCTGGTGTACTGCCCCGACAAAGCATGGGCCGACGAGGTCATAAACCAGTGCATGCGGTTCCCGAAAGCCAAGCATGACGATCTGGTGGACACGGTCTCGATGGCGATGCGGTATCTCAGGCGGACGGGCTTCGCGCTCCGTCAAGACGAGGTGCAGCAGGACTACGAGGACAGCAGGCAACATCTGGGCAAACCGCCCGAACCACTCTACGGGATTTAATTCATGGCCCTTGTCGCAAACCCTAATATCCGCCTTCAGGATGACGAACAGACACCGTTTGACGGCGAGGATATTTCGGTAGAGCTGGCCGACGATGAGGGTCCGCGGCAGGACATCGACGAGCACGGCAACGTGATGTCGATCGAATTATCAGATGGGTCAATCACATTTTCCTTGGACGGGCAGCCTCTCGAGCGGGCCAAGGGCAGGGAGACCGGATGGTTCGACAATCTGGTGGAAGAGATAGATCAGGCCGAGCTGGCGAGTATCGCCCACGATCTGATGAAGGGCGTACAGGATGACCTCGACAGTCGCAAAGAGTGGATCGAAGACCGAGCCCAAGGCATCAAGCTTTTGGGCCTCAAGGTGGAAATTCCCGGCTTGGCAGGTGCAGCGGACGGCGCACCCGTTGAAGGTATGTCACGCGTTCGGCACCCGCTCCTGCTCGAGGCAGTGCTACGGTTCCAAGCCAACGCTCGGTCAGAACTATTGCCTACGGATGGACCCGTAAAAATTAGGGAGGATAACAATAATGCTACCCTCCAGTCCGACCAGCTTGCCAACGACCTCGAACAAGACCTTAACCACTACCTCACCGCCACTGCCAAAGAGTATTACCCTGATACCGACCGAATGCTCCTCATGCTGGGCTTTGGCGGGACGGCGTTCAAGAAGGTATATTTCTGTCCCCTACGCAACCGTCCAATTAGCGAAAGCGTTGACGCCGACGATTTGATCGTCAACAACTCGGCCACCGACCTGTCCAATGCCAAGCGTATCACGCACCGCATTTACATGAAGTCGTCAACGGTGAAGCGGATGCAAATCCTCGGCGTATACCGTGACATTGACCTGTCCGACCCGAAAATGATCAAGTGGGATGCGGCCCAACGCGAGAAGATGGCGCAGCAGGGTATTACCAGCGAAAGCTATAACCCAAGCGATCGGGATCGTGAGATTTATGAAATCTACTGCGAGTTGGATATCAAGGGCTTTGAGCACACCAAGCGCGGAAAGCAGACGGGCCTTGATATCCCGTATCGTGTAACCATTGACGCATCGACGCATGAAATCTTGTCGATCGTAAGGAATTATGATGAAGATACTAAGGACTTACCTGAAGCGAGAAGCAATTTTGTCAAGTACACATTTGTACCGGGGATGGGCTTTTATGATCTGGGTCTCCTGCACATCCTAGGCAACACGACCAACGCGCTGACCGCTGCTTGGCGCGAAATGCTTGATGCTGGTATGTATGCCAACTTCCCCGGCTTCCTGTACGCCGACACGGGCGCGCGGCAGAATACCAATATTTTCCGTGTACCACCCGGCGGTGGTGCATTGGTCAAGACTGGCGGCATGCCGATCAGCCAAGCCGTGATGCCTTTGCCGTACAAAGACGTCGGCGCGGGCCTCATGTCGCTAGTCGAGAATATCAATCAGACGGGTATGCGGGTTGGCGGCACGGCCGAGCAGGCAGTAGGTGAAGGCAAGCAGGACGCGCCGGTTGGCACGACGATTGCGCTGATTGATCAGGCCACCAAGGTGCTAAACTCGGTTCACAAACGCATGCATTCGGCGCAAGCAGAAGAGTTTGAGTTGTTAGTGCGCTGTTTTCGCGAAAACCCCGATTCATTCTGGCAGCAGAACAAACGGCCGGCCCGTAAGTGGGACGAGGAAACGTTTCTCCGCGCGCTAGATCAGGTTGATCTGGTTCCGCAGGCCGACCCAAACACGGCGTCGCAGACCCAGCGTCTGATGAAAGTTGTGGCCTTAAAGCAAATACAGGCCCAGAACCCGTCGATGTATGATCCGATCGCGATTGACACCGCGGCGCTGCAGGCTGTCGGCTGGTCGAACCCAGAACAGTTTATGATCCCAGCCTCGGCACAGGGCACGCCTCCGCCAGAGATGCAGCAAAAAATGGCCGAACTGCAGATCAAGAAGCAGGACAGCGACACGAAGGCAAAGTTGGCACAAGGCAAGCTTGGCCTTGATCAGGCCAAGATACAACTTGATGCGGTTAAGGCGCAGCAAGGCGGCGTCGTTGCCGGCCCATCCGATCACGAGAAACAAGTCGACAGCATTGAGCTGATCATTAAGGAAAAGCTCGCCGACGCAAAGCTTATGGATAGCAAGCTAAAGGCAGCCCAGCTCGGCGCAGACATGAAGCGCGACCAGTTTGATGGAGAAATTAAGCGGGAAGACATGCTTGCGAAAGAACGTATTCAGATGGTTGACCTCGCGCAGAACATCGCGGTCCACCCAGAGAGCGAGCAGGTCGTCCGCAATCTCCTCGGCAACGTCATCCCAGCCATCACGAGTGTCAAACCATGAATGACGCGCTTCGCATTGCTAAGGAAGTAAAACCTATCGATATTAATAATCCAATGTCGGTATTTCCTAAACCACAACGCATGTTCCCAGAAGATGCCCCCGTCAAAGGTGGGCAATATTTGTCAATGCCAGACAAAACTGACATGACGGGACACAAAGCTGCTGCTGCATCTATTGGTGTAGTGCAAGGTGGTAAACCTTTTTTTACCGCATCTCGTGATGCTGTCGATGAAACGGGTACATCAGGCCGTGGCACTGCTATTGCAAAAACCAACCTATTTAAACAAAAGGCAGGTTGGAAATGGAAAGATGCTCCAGAAGGTCATGAAGATACCAACACAATTGTGTCGGTCGAACATCGTGGTAAACATCATTATGCATTGAACGCACACTTTCCAAAAGGTGTTGATCTAGCTCGTTATGAAGATTCGCCGTCTGAACCACGTCTTCGCCCAACAACACGCGGCAATGTAGAACTTGGTCCGCAAGCTGGTAGCATCCTTGTACGCGGCCGCGAACATCCTGTTTATCATCATGTAATTGTAAAAAGCGGCGGCGGAGATGTTGAAGGCTACTCCACCCGCGGAAAGGTGGCGCCGACCGAGGAGGAAATGAACGCGTTGGGTGAGCAGCTTGGCGAAGTTCGCGGCACCCGAGTGGGCCGGACAATTGGTAGATACCAAAATGCGCCGCATCAAGAAGCTGTACGTACAATGTACAACGACCTTCTTGGCCTTGCTAAAGAAGGCCAGCCCGGCCGCAAATGGTATGAAAACTCATCTAAGCGCATTCTACAATATTTCGGTGGCAACAAAGACGCTGCAGATAAGTTCGCGCAACTTATTGCTATTTATAGCCCACAAACAACGGTTCCAATTAATACCAGCAACGCCATCAAAGCATACAATCGCGCGATGTCTGGGCATCAATTATGGAATGGTGACATTATTGATCGGGATCGCACGTTCAATACAATTGCTGAAGCCAACAAATATGCTCAATCATTGGGCGGTGGCAAAGCCGGTATTACTCGTGTTCCGCTTGACGATAGCGGAAAGCGTTATTTGATCGCTCGTCATAAGCCCGGCAGCTACGAAAATATTGCTACGGCCGATCGTGATCTTAAAGCTCATCTGTTAATGAACGAAGGTGTTCCATTTGAAGGTCGAAAGACCAACAATTTTTGGAATAATCTTATGGTTCACATTGATCCAAAGCGTTTGCAAGGGTCTACGCAAGACCTTTGGATGGCGCATGCGTTTGGTTTTCCAGATGTGGCCATCGGTTCGGGCGGTAAATATGATTTTATGGAGCAATTGACCCATAAATTGGCCGATCAATTAGGTTGGCGGCCACATCAGGTACAAGCCGCTATCTGGACGGCTATCAAAACACGCATGGAAGCCACTGCGAACGATGCTAAAAAAGCAGCCGTGGCGCATGGGATCGCCTCCATGGTCCCCGGCGACAAAGGTAAACCTATTTTTCAGGTTCATGACGGCCATGAAGACAATTTTGCCGAATTGCACCGAAATATGGCCCTTGGCCACCCGCTCACACGTCAGCAAATTGTCGATAATGCCAAAGATTTCTCGCATTTCTTGGACCAAAACCTTGCAAATGTGTCATGGGAATCCGCTCCAAGCAAACAAATCGCGCATTTGAATGGCATTGAGGACCTTTCGCCTGAAGCAAAAGCTGAATATCACGGCAGAATTTCACATGCGTTGCAAGACGACCATGGAAATGATTTGTTGGCCAAATATTTGGGCATTATGTCGCCGGGATCGGTCGATGCTCATGGATATTGGGAAGGTAAAACCAACCCTGTGACGCATTTGCAGGTAGGATCAACCCGTATTAAGGGCGCGGGTCAAAATCCTGCTATTGATGAGCCATCTAAAGACCTTATGGAAATTTATGCAGCAGCTAAGGGGCTTTTGCATAAGCAAGATGGCGTTGGATATCACCGCCCATTTTATAATCCAAAGGTAACCGAAGCTAATGGCATGGAGTATTCGTTTGATAACGACCTCACGCCAGAACATATTGAGCATCTTGGTAAGCAAATTGACCAACACGCTCCCGGAACAGGAATGATTCCTGTAAATCCTCGCACTGTGAGGATGTTAAATTTTTCTGATCAACAAGGTGATCAAAGGCTCTTCCATCAGGCTGTGGATAGTGTAGTATCTAAAGCTATTCCAGATACGCACTCGGCGACGTGGCGTACTTTTGGATCAGATGGTAATCTTGTTGGAAATGATTGGAAGGTAAATCCAAATGGCGAAGACTACATACGCAGGCTCCGTTCCGCCGGACGACCCGATGTTCTCAACTACGTATCAACTGTACTCGCCCCACGGGTCGAAGCGGTTGACGGCGCGTTCGCACAAAAGCACGGCCTCAAAACAGACCCAAAAATCGAGCAAGCAGTCCGCAACGCACACATCGAGCCACCAACACCGCCATCAGGGCCGGTAGGCGGCGGGTTCCGCCGTGGCGGTCGCACGGCATACAAAAAGGGCGGCAAGGTCGAGGGATCGATCTGGCATGCGCGTGATGCGTTTGATGAAGGCGGTGACGTCCGTGCGGGTGATAGCGTTGGCGGTCTACGCGGTGATACGGGCGGTTTTAGCGAGCATGACGTTGGCGAAGCACAAGGCGCCGTAAATGAGGCTACTGCTGCGGCGCAGGATGCTCGCCAAGGTTTGCAGCAAATGAACGAGGCGTTTGGTCCGGCACCACAAGGACCAGAGGCATCTGCGTTCCATGGCGGCGAACCACCGCCTGTAGCTGCCAATATCATGCCGCGCAGCACAACGCCGGGTGGTATATTGGCGGGGTCACAGCCACCTACGCCGGAATCCGGTGACTATAGCATCGTCAATGCGTTCTCCGCGCCGAAGCAAATGCCTGTTGGTATAACAGGAATTGGCGCGCCTGAATCCGGCATTAATATGCTGCAAACACCTGCACAGATGACATCGACAGTTAGCGCAGAAGCTGGCGCACCCCAAGGTGACCCAAACGATCCCGCAAGTTATTTCAAATTGCCGTCGACGCAGGTGGCGGAAGCTCCACAACATTACGAGCCTATGGCCAATAAGCTGCCCGACCTTACGGGCGTAACTGCGCCAGCTGGCAATGTGCAAACGGCGGCTTTGTCTGCTCCTACCGTGCAGCCTATGGCTCCGCATACTCTTACGCCGGATACGGCTCGCACCGATTTGACTGGTATAAGCGCGCCAGCTGGCAATATACAAATGTCTGCGTTGCCTACCCCAAATGTGCAGCCAAATGCGCCTCATACGCTTACACCAGACACTGCACGAATGGATTTGACGGGCGAAACAATGCCTACAGGGAATGTACAGGCATCCGCTCTATCTGCTCCTGCCGTGCAACCTATGGCTCCTCATTCGCTTACGCCAGATACTGCAACCGCGCCCCAGCCGTCTGTCTCGTCGGCATACACTGAAACTGCGCCATCGATCGCAAATCAGGTTAACGCCGCAATTCCTACGCCTATGAATGGCGTTCCAACACCACCAATTCCTTTGCGCGATTTGCAAGGTCCAAGTTGGGCAGAGGGTATTGCTGGCGTGTTTGGTTTAAACACCGAACAGCAATTTAATAAATTTAATCAACAATATTTAGACCAAGGATTACATCCATTAGATGCGTACAATAAAGCAATAAACGATATTCAAACCATGCGTGCCAATCTTGACACACCGCGGCATGGCAGCAAGACACAAAAGATACAAAAGTTAATGCCAGATGGAACTTATCAATGGGTAGATGCGCCATACAAAAGGGGTGGCGGAGTTCATAGTTCACAAATTGTAGATCATGTTCTCGCGAAATTTGGTGCGCAGTTGCCCGCGTCAAATCATCCCCTTTTTGGCAACACAGCGGGACGCCGCTAACAACTCTGGAGTACGTACTATGGAAGAATACAAGAAAGACGACCGTGGGCGGTCTAAGGCTAAACGCCTTACAATGAACGACCCACACACCAAGGTCGACAGTTCGACTTGGACCCCTGACGCAGCCGAAAACGCTGGCGTTAAAACCGGCGCACGTCCGCTTGTAAAGCGTCTTTACAAGAAGGGCGGCAAGGTTGTTGGCAAGCATGAGGGCAAAGATTCCGTCAAGCATGCTGGCCGTATGCCTCGTAAAGCTGGCGGTCGTACCGATAAATTAACCCCTGACAGCCTGATTAACCGCGACGTCCGCACGGCAAATGAAGTCCGTGAAGGCAAGAAGCACGAAGGCGCGTTTAAGAAGGGCGGCAAAGTCCACAAGCTCGGCGGCGGTATGGTTGGCGACAACCCATTGTCGGTGCAAGACCGCTCAATGGCCAAGGCCTCTGGCATGATGAAAAAAGGCGGCGCAGCCAAGAAACGTGCAGAAGGTGGCGATGCTATCGCTGATATGATCCGTCAGGACCAAATTGAGCAGGGCATGAAAGGCCGTGGTTTACCTGAGCGCGTTCCAATGCCTCCTCGTCGTCCGGCTGACAAGCCAATGACCCCACGCGATCCGATCCCTGCAGGCACCAATTTTGGCGCCAAAAAGGGTGGCAAGATCAAGCATCCCGACGAGAAAGCCGATCGTCAGTTGATCAAGTCCATGATTAAGCCGGCGGCTTTTAAAGCTAAGGGCGGCAAGGCTATGCATCACGAAGATTGCACCTGCAAAATGTGCGGTGGTGGTCGTGCGATGAAGTACAGCGGTGGCGGCATTTTCTCTGGTGACAGCAAGAAAAAGGTTCCGGGCGTTGTTCCGGGTGGCCGTACGGCGCATGCAAAGGGTGGTTCGACTATTCGCAGCCAATTCAATGATGCGTTCCGTGATGCCCGTAATCAGGGCTTGGACACGTTTGAGTTCAACGGCAAAATGTACAACACTAAAATGTTTGACCCTAGTAAAGCAGTAGGCTCAGGCCGAGGCGCATCTGGTCCAACGGCTAATCAGATGAATCCTCCAACCCGTATGGGTGGTACTTCTACTGCTGCATATGAGCCGCCAGAGCAAAATACTTATATGCCCGGCATTCGTCAGGGTGGCGCAGGTGAACCAGCAATTGTGTTTGGTAATCCAAGTGCCGCAGAAAATGATCCTTCAAGCTACGCGGCTCGTGAACGTGCGTTTATTCAACAACAAAATCAACGCGAACGCGATAGCATGGATGCTGCGATCAATTCTGATCTTACGCCACGCGCTGGACAACGTCCTGTTGATTTTAGTGATCAACCGAACGCTCAAGCTCGTGGCGGTCGTACAGAACGCAATAAGGGCGGCCGCACGAAGGGCAATACGACCATCATTATTGATATGGGCGGTCGTAAGCAGATGCAGCCACAGCCTATGGGCATGGGCCAGATGCCAAACGCACCTGCCAACCCAATGCGTCAGCCGCAGCAGCAGCCACCAATGCCTCCGCAGGGCGGTATGCCTCCGATGCCTCCAATGCCTCCACAGGGCATGCCGATGCAACGTAAATCGGGCGGCCGCACGGGTTATCCAATCGACACGGGAGCAGGCGGTGCCAATGCTCGTCTCGAGAAGATTGACGCTTATGGTCTCAAACCATCCAAGCGTAAATAAAAGTTTCCCTTCGCGGTTCGGGCTGCGGAGGTGAGAGGAAGACCGGACGCTTTTCCAGCCCCTTGGAGCGTCCGGTCTAACCACAAATACAAGGGGTTAAAGAGGGCAAAATGACTAAAGATAAATTTGAAAACGAGCTAAAGAAATTGATTTCCCAAGCTTATCAGAATGCGCGCGACAACATCGCTCACGGGTCAGCAATGACTTTTGACGAGTACAAGCGCCAAGTTGGCATGATTCAAGGCCTAGCGTTCGCGCTAGAGCTTATTGATGAGGCTAACGACAATTTAAATAAGCAAGGATAATCACAATGCCTCCAATGAAAATGGAACACGCGATCGACCCAAAGGTTGAAATTCTAAACACCGTTGGCGATCTCAAGGATGTTGAAATTTTTAACCTCCAAGTATTGGTGGGTATTTATATCCGCCCCAACAAAACCAAGTCCGGCATCATTCTTACCGACAAATACGTCGACGAGGACAAGTATCAGGGCAAGGTTGGCCTAGTTTTAAAAATGGGCCCGTCCGCATTTAAGGACGAAACAGGCAAATGGTTCAAGAATGTCGACGTAAAGGTGGGAGATTGGGTTGTATTCCGGCCATCTGATGGCTGGTCTGTCTCAATTAACGACCAACCATGCCGCATCCTTGACGATATGAACATTCGGGGCCGCATTCAGAGCCCAGATATGGTTTGGTAAAGGATAAAAAATGTCAGAAGATCAAATTCAATTAGAATTAGAACCTCAAGAAGACGAGATTGAGATTGTTGAGGCGCCAGAAGAGCCAAAAGTTGAGGAAAAACCCCAACTTACGGTAGAAGCTGGCATTGATGCGCTAAAAGCGCAGCTTGAAGACGAGCGCCGAGCCCGTGAAACCGCCGAAAGGCGCGCCAAAGAGGCTATGGAGCAGGCTTCCGCAGCCAAAAATGACGCCGCGGACAGCAATATGAAGATGATTGACAATGCGATTGACACATTGAAGCGAAATCAAGAGATTTTAAAGCAAAATCTCCGCGATGCCGTGGCGATGGGCGATGCAGATGCTCAAGCCGACATTATGATGTCCCTCAACAAGACAGATAATGACCTCCGTGAAGTCCAACGTGGCAAACAGCAGTACGAAGCAACCGCAAAACGCACGGCTGCCGATCCTGTCGAGGCTTTGGCGTCCCAATTGACGCCACGGTCGGCCGAATGGATTAGGGCGCACCCTGAGGCAGTGCATGATCCGGTAATGAACCGGAAATTGCGCCGCGCACACGAAGACGCGATCGACGATGGCCTCGTGGCCGATAGCGACGAGTACTTTTCGTATGTTGAAAACCGTCTGAATGTCAGGAAACCAGTACAGCAACAGGAGGCGGCTTTGTCAGAAGCGTCAACATCGACAGCCGGCCGTAGGGCTGCTGCACCACCTGCCGCCCCAGTATCACGTTCTGGTACTGGCACGGGCGGACGTCCAAACGTCGTAACTCTTACTCGCGCCGAGCAGGAAGCTGCCCGAGACATGGGTATGACACCAAAAGAGTACGCCGAAAACAAAATGGCCTTGGTTAAGGCCGGTAAACTTGCAGGTTAATGGAGATTATTATGAAGACCAATAGACCAGATGTACGCGAATCACTTCGCCCAGAAGAGCCAACTAACGATGAACGCCTCGCTAGGCGTCTTGCGGAACTCCGCAACCACAACAACGCCAACCTTGACGAAGGTGTTGACAAATTTGCCACCCCAACGCCGCCACCCGGCTGGTCGTATGAGTGGAAAATGAAGTCGGTTAATGGTTGGGAAGACCCTTCCCACTATAACCGCATCTCAATGGGCGGTTGGGAAACGGTCGAGGCCAAGCGTCATCCAGAAATGATGCCAAAGGGCTATTCCGGCGCAATTGAGCGCGAAGGTATGCTTCTTTGCGAGCGTCCCTTGGAGATTACGCAGGACCGTAAGGCCCGCGATCTGCAGAATGCCCGCAATCAGGTTAAGACCAAAGAAGGCCAGCTTGATCCAAAGGGCCGCGGCGGCTTAATGAACCGCGAGGACGCAAATGCCCGCATGAAGGTCAATAAAGACCACAATCTGTACGTTCCAGAGCAGTGAGACGAGGGGGGTTTTTACCCCCCTTTTCTTTTTTCAAGAAGTATGTAATATTATATGCCTCGTTCTCCCCCCGGCGTGGGAGATTTGAACAATGTCCGTTTCTTAGTCGCCCCGGTGTGCGATGATGGAACTCTCTGAAAGGAGAACCCGTCATGGCCAATACGTTTGCGCCCAGCGGCTTTCTACAAATTCAGGGTGGTGCAGGCGGCGCTCCTACGTTCGCTCAATCTTCCCGTCGAATTGCTTCGACAAACACGACCCCAATCTTCACGGGTGACCCAGTACAACCAGTAACCTCGACGGCAAACGGCTACATCACGCAGGCAACTGCAGGTGGCTCGGTTCAGCTCGCAGGTATCTTTGTTGGCTGCCAATACCTCTCGACCTCGCAGAAACGCACCGTCTGGTCTTCTTATTGGCCCGGCTCGGACGCAACTGGCGACGTCATTGCTTACGTCATTGATGATCCAAACGCACGTTTCGTTGTTCAGTCCTCCGGTTCAGGCTTCCCTGTCACGGGTACGGCTACTTCGCAAACGTCTGGCGTTCAGGGTCAGCTTGTCACGTTCGCTTACTCCACGACTGGCGCGACGTCGGGCAACTCGACGGGTGGTAACAACGCAACGGGCCGTTCGACGGCTTATGTCAATGCTACCGCAACGACCAACACGTCACCTTTCATCGTCGTTGATTACGCTGTTGGCCTCGGCAACGGCGGCGACCAGACCACGCAGTACTGCAACTTGATCGTTGGCTTCAATAACGAAGTCTGGCGTTCGAACTCTGCCGTAACTGGCATCAGCTAAGGAGTAGAGTGTCATGGCTGTTAATCTTAGTCAGATCAAAGACCTTCTCCTCCCCGGCCTCCGCGGCGTAGAAGGCAAGTACGAGATGATCCCATCTCAGTACGATAAAATCTTCACCAAGCACGATTCGAAAATGGCTCTCGAACGTACCGCAGAAATGCGCTACCTCGGATTGGCCCAGCTGAAGACCGAAGGTGGTCAGACGTCGTTCGATTCGGGTGCAGGTGAGCGTTTCGTATACAACCAAGAGCACACTGAAATTGCTCTCGGTTACGCGATCACCCGTAAGGCGATCGACGACAACCTCTACAAGACCCAGTTTACGCCTTCAAACCTCGGCTTGGTGGAATCGTTCCAGCAAACCAAGGAAATCTACGGCGCAAACATCCTTAACACGGCACAGACCTATAACTCCGCAGTTGGCGGTGACGGCGTAGCACTCTGCTCGACGGCGCATCCTATCGACGGTGGTTCGGTTGCCAACACGCCTACAACTCAGGTTGACCTCAACGAAGCCACCTTGCTGAACGCAATGATCGCGATCCGCACGAACTTCCGCGACCAAGCCAACTTGAAGGTGTTTGCTCGTGGTCGTAAGTTGATTATCCCACCAGCACTTGAGCCAGTTGCTATTCGTCTCTTGAAGACGGAACTGCGCCCCGGTACTGCAGATAACGACGTCAACGCGATCATGACAACGGCAGGCGGCTTGCCAGAAGGCTACATGGTCAACGACTTCTTGACTTCATCTTATGCTTGGTTCTTGCTCACGAACATCGACGGCCTTGCCTACATGGAACGTGTGAAGTTCGAAACGGACATGCAAGTCGACTTCGTCACTGACAACCTTCTTGTTAAGGGTTATGAGCGTTATTCGTTCGGTTACTACAACTGGCGTTCGATCTACGGTTCATTCCCAACCTCGTAAGGAGAAGGCACTATGGCTGATACCGCATTCTCCGGTCCGATTATTGTATTTGGGCAAAACCCAACACAACCTTCGGACTACAACCCTGATCTAGGCTCCTCGCTATTTTATGCGGGGGGCGGCATCCTTGATCCGCGCACTCCTTTTACTTACCTTCCCGGTGAGTCACAGGCAGCGCAGGATTTTGGATGGTATGGCTTCAGTGACATTGTTTCGTTCACTGGCGTTCCATACACCAACGCAGCGGCAGCCATCGTGGCTTCTGCAAACGCAACGAGTGCAACTCTTACGCTCGTTTCAACTAACTCCGCGACCACTGGCGTTTATTATTCTTCGGTATTTACCCGTTCGGATACAGGCGCAACGGATACGGTTCTTGCTCTTGATGCTTATGCTTCAATCACCGCTTCGGCAACGAACGGCGTTCTGACGGTTACGGCAAACAGCGGCATGCCAATCGGACCCGGCATGGTTCTTCTTTCATCGTCTACGGCGGTAACGGGTGGAACTCTTGGTGCATCTTCTGGCGTCTATATCAATTCTCAGATTACGACAACGGGGACTTCATCAACGGTTGGTAACGGACAAACTGGTACTTATCAGCTTAGTCAGAACGTAACTTTCACGTCTGGTACGGTCACTTTGGCTTATCCAAACGTGCAAACTTGCGCTATTCCGACGAACATCCAAACCCCTTCGATTTGGCTTTGGAACCCAATGGCCATGGTTGGCCGTGCTGTAAGCGTTACTGCTGCAGCAAGTGCTACTGCTACAACCGCAACTGTTAATGGCTACGATGTCTACGGATATCCAATGTCGGAAAACATTACGATTTCGGCAGGTAACGCTGTTAACGGTAAGAAAGCATTCAAGTACATCAAGAGCGTTGTTCTCAACGCAGCCGATGCTACCCATGCCTATTCCGTTGGTACAACCGCGATCGTTGGTCTTCCTGTTCGTTCGGATACGGCTGCTGAAGTTGTGGTCAACTCCGGTAACTCTCAGACTGCTTTGAGTGTTAACACGGGTTTTGCTGCAAACGGGTTCTTACCTGCTGATCGTACTACACCGTCCGCCACAACGGGCGATGTCCGTGGCACGATTGACCTTGCAAATGCGTCGGGTGTCAATCTTACGCCGTCCACTGGCACGAACAAATACTCGTTCCGCCAGATTCCGCAGGCCTACAATGTCCAGTCAGCGACTGGCTTGTTCGGCCTTACCCAGTACTACAACTTCTAAGGAGTGAACCATGAAGGGTCACAAAGGACATCACCACGGCGTTATGCACGCTGGTGTACATCACAAACACCCTCGTGCAGAGCACAAGAAGGGTGGTAAGGTCGAATCGCCAATGGTAGGCGATTGGGATCACGACGAGTCGCCTAAGGATATCTACGAAGGCAAAGACTCGAACGTTGCTAAGGAAGCGAAGCAGCGTAAGCGCGGCGGAATGGCCAAGCACCACGTAGGTCACCATGAAGGTCACCACGCTCATCACCACGCTGGCCGCAAGCCACGCAAGTCCGGTGGTGCAGCCTCTGGTTCCAACATGCACCCACTTTCTTCTGCACATAAGGGTACGGAGCCAAAGGCTCATCACTCTTACGAGCCTGAAGAACACTAAACAGGCGGGGGGAGTTTCGGCTCCCCCTTCCTCCATAAGGAGCTTGTTATGACTGCAGCTTGGACGCGTTCTGAAGGCAAATCTCCGTCTGGTGGGCTTAATGAACGCGGTCGTCAATCGGCCCGCGCTGAAGGTCACCACCTAAAGGCACCGACTAAAGATGCGGATAATCCGCGTCATGACAATTTTCGGGCAAGAATGTGTGGGATGAAAGAAAAACTTACATCCGCAAAAACGGCCCATGACCCTAATAGCAGGATCAATCTTGCTTTAAAAAAATGGGGCGTAAAATGCTAATTTGCACTCGTTGCAAATGTGAAAAACCAGAAACGCCTGAATTTTTTCCATTGCACAATAAAAAACGTAATGGATTGGATAGTTGGTGTAGAGAATGCAGAAATAGTTATCGTTCTGAAATTAGGCGCGGAAATTACCGTGAAATGATTTCAGATGATGAATTAAAAAACCTTATTGCAACCACTTTTTCTTGCACAATTTGTGGCCAAGGTGGCGATTTGGTTGTGGATCACGATCACCAAACTAATAAAATTCGCGGTATGTTATGCAATCACTGTAATCGTGGATTAGGCCATTTTAAAGACAATCCAAATCTGTTAGAGTATGCCAGAATTTATCTTTTGGCGGCAGATAATGATACAGAGGCTGCCAATTATGTTAAATTACATAGTGGGCTGGACTTATATGGGAGTTATCAGTGACTGACAAGCCATTTTGGGAAACTAAACTGCCCAAAGACCACCACACAAAGCACTTATCGCATAAGCAGGAACAAAGTGCTAAAGCTAGGGCGAGGGCTGCGGGTAGACCTTGGCCAAATCTCGTTGACAACGCCGCTGCGGCACGGAAAAAAGGTAAGTAATTATGGCTACGATCTATCAAAGCGGTGTTGTTTGGGATTCAATCACCAAGAATGGCAAGCATGAGCCATTTGAATTACAGGTAGGTCGTGGATTAATTACCAACCACCAGCCCGTAGAAATCTTTGGTTACAGCACACAAATTGCGGGTACGGCTCTTGGCCCATTGTGGGAAGGTTTAACGCAATCTGGCGGCAATTATGCTTACCCATCTTCCGCTGGTGTTGTTGTTCTTCTCAGCGCATCTGGCGCGACCGATGCTGGTTTGATTGTTCAGGTCAATGGGCTAGATTCAAGTTATAATCTTTTGTCTGAATCAGTAACGCTCAACGGCTCCGGTACAGCAACAACGACCAATTCGTTCTTCCGCATCAATGGCATGTTTATAACGAATGGCGTTAATGCGGGTATTATTACGGGCAAGATTGCTACTGTCCTTTATGCCCAAATCAATGCAGGTGTTGGTCAGACGCAGATGTCGCTTTATACCGTGCCAAAAGGTTACACGTTTTATCTGTCATATGTTCAGGGCAACGCAAGTATCGGATTTACGTCCAGCAACTATATGATTTTTGCTGAATATAATAAGTTCAACCTTGCCAATACCATTCAGGAAAACGGCTACAACTACACCGTGAACGGCAATACGACATTGCTGTCGCAGTCGCCGTTTGTGCAGATTTTCAACATTCCATACACGGTCCCTGTGGGCCACCCCGGCGGAACGGATATTCAGTATCAAATGAAATCGAATACAGGCGGACCATTTGTTGGTTCAATCTTCGCAGGTGGTTATCTAATCGCTGACGCTACCGCTACGACCTTCTAATAGGAGCCGTCATGAGCACGAGCGGCACTTACAACTTTAACCCGTCGCTCGGCGAGCTTACGCTCTATGCGTTTAACCTTGCTGAGATACGCAACACGGCCATAGCACAAGAGCATATGGAATCGGCGCGTATGGCGTCAAACATGCTTTTGTCTAACTGGTCGAACCGTGGCGTAAATCTGTGGGCGGTTGATCAAGAAGTGGTTAACTTTAATCAGACTCCTGCGATCATTAGCGTTACCGGAAACGGCACAACGACTACGCTGACTTATTCTACGCCAAATACGCCTATCTATACGGTTGGCACACAGGTTACGATTTACGGAACGGGCGTTGTGGACGGCACCCAGACGGTTACGGCAGCCACCAATGGCGTAGTGTCGTTCGCGGCGTCTTATAATGGTACAACCAACCCTAGCAGCGCCTATATCGCACCCTACAACCAGTATGGCATCGCGACATCTATCAGCACATACTCGGTCGACCCTAGCACGGTAGTGATCTTAGACGCCTATGTCACGACCACGGCTAACGAAACCAACCCGATTGATCGTATCATCCTTCCTGTTTCGCGCACGGAATACGCTTCTTACCCAAATAAGCAGCAACAGGGCTTTCCGACCGTGTTTTGGTTCGACCGATTGATCAGTTCGGCGCGCTCAACTGGTTCGACTGGACCTACCGTGACGCTTTGGCCTGTTCCAGACGGTCAATCTTCGCAGTATTTGAAATATTATCGCGTTCGGCAGATCCAAGACAGCAATTATACGTCCGGCCAAACGGTTGAAATCCCGTATCTTTGGATGGAAGCCTACGCCTACGCGCTTGGTCACCGCCTTGCTGTCATGTGGAACCCGCAAAAAGCCATGCTTTTAAAGCCATTGGCTGATGAGGCTTATGTAGTTGCGGCAGAACAAAACGTAGAAACCGCTCAACAGTACATTAGCCCGCAAATCAGCGGCTATTTTAGGTAAAATGAATGGCATACGCGTCAAAACTCGGACGGGCATCTATAAGTTCTCGCAATCCGAGGGCAGCGGGGCAGTGCGACCGTTGCGGTTTTGTCTATAATCACGACAGGCTAAAGTGGCAGTACGACTACGCGGGCGCTGGTTTGATTAACAAGCGTATCCTTGTCTGCGACCCCTGCAATGACGTGCCGCAAAACCAATTGCGCGCGATTGTGCTGCCTGCCGATCCAATTCCGATCAACAATCCTCGTACAACGGACTACTATTTTGCCGAAACGACGACGATTGCCGTATCAATGGGCGCGCCAAAAGACAAAACAACGGGTATTCCGATTTATCCGACTGTAAGTTTGGTGAACAATGACGGATCGTATCCCACGCCGCCTCCAATCGGCTTACCAACGGGCTTGGATCAAAATTCGGTGCAGCCACAGTTCTTGTCGACTGCATACCGTGTCAATCTAAACCCACTGTCAGTGGTGTCGAATGGCACGAGCATGATCACGGTTACTTGTTCGGCCCCGCACGGCTTGGTTACAAACAACCAAATTGCTGTTGAAGGCCTCACCAAAAACGCGGCTGACGGGTTCTATAACGTTACCGTAACAACGGCCACGCAATTCACTTATCAGACGAATAGTGCTATACCTGCGGGCAATCTGCTTCAAGGTACGACCCTTATGGTCACGGCCCTCGTTGGTCTGCCTTATGGCTACACTCAAATACCACAACCGGGTTTATAGCAATGGCCAATATTTCCATTCCAAACTTACCAGTAGCGGTAAACCTGAGTGGGTCGGCCCAACTTATGATTGTGCAAGGAAGCACGTCTTATAGCGCCACGGTTTCGCAAATTGCAGGTTTCAATACCAACTCAGGCACAGTCACATCAATCACGGCGCAGTCGCCCCTGTCCGGTGGAACAATTACCACAACGGGTACAATTGGCCTCAATACCAACAGTATAGACAATACTTACCTTGCAAATATGGCCGCGCGGTCAATCAAAGGTAATAATTCGGCAAGTCCGGCACAGCCGCAAGACCTAACCGTTGCACAGACAATGACGTTGTTGGGGGCGGCACCACTTGCATCTCCTGCGTTTACCGGAAACCCAACTGCACCTACACCCGCGTTGAGCGATAATAGCACTTCATTAGCAACGACTGCGTATGTCAAATCTCAGGGGTTTGGTTTTGGCACGGTTACATCAATTACGGCCGGAACAGGGCTTTCCGGTGGGACTATTACAACGACTGGCACGATTGCAATTGCCAATACTGGTGTATCAGCACAGACCTATGGAACGGCATCAACTGTTCCTCGGATAGCAATTAACGCTCAAGGACAAATCACAACCGCCAATAGCGTAACCATTTCTATTACGCCGAGCCAAGTGGTTGGCCTTGGAACTATGGCGACACAGAACGCCAACGCTGTTGCAATAACAGGCGGAACAATAGACCAAACGGTTATTGGTGGGACAACTCCGGCAGCTGGTACATTTACTAATCTTACAGCTACTGGCACGGTATCCATCGGGACAATTAGTTCCGGCACTTGGCAAGGCAATCCTATTGCGGTTCTTTACGGCGGCACGGGCGCTACATCGGCATCGGCGGCGCGTACCAACCTTGGTGCAGCGGCTTCAGGGGCGAACAACGATATTACCAGTCTAACTGGCTTGACCACGCCTCTTGCTGAAACAGAAGGTGGTACGGGTTATGGATCGTATACAACTGGCGACATTCTTTATGCTTCGTCATCTTCCACCTTGGCCCGTCTTAATGACGTGGCTACTGGCAATGCTCTTATTTCTGGAGGGGTCGGTGTTGCTCCGTCTTATGGTAAAATTGGTCTTACTACGCATGTGACTGGTACGCTTGGAACCGCCAATGGTGGTACGGGCCTGACATCGTTCACTTCTGGCGGGGCTTTATATGCAACGTCTACGTCTGCGCTTACTAGCGGTACATTGCCTGTATTATCTGGCGGCACGGGCGTTACAACATCAACGGGTACGGGTTCAGTAGTGTTGTCAAATTCGCCAACACTTGTGACCCCGACCCTTGATGTTGCAACGGCTACAAGTTACACGGCAACTAGGGCGCTTTCAGTCGCTACGCCGTACAATACGGGCGCATTTAACTACGGAACGCTTGGATATTCTGACACAAATATTTTCTCGTCGTTCGTAAACAGCGTCAATTCTTATAACCAGATGGTGCTGCAAAACACCAACGCTGGCTCGGCGGCATCGACTAACTTTATTGTTTCAAACGACCAAGGGTCTCCAACGGGATATTACGGCGAGTTTGGCATGAATAGCAGTGCCTTTGCTGGCACTAATTCGTTTGCCCTTCCTAATGCGGTTTATTTAGATTCAACCAACGGCGATTTAGTCCTTGGTACTACTACTGCAAACGCAATTCGCTTTGTCGTTAACAGCAACTCCACCGATGCTATGTCGATTTCGTCGGCCGGAAACACTACGATTGCTAATTTAACGCTTTCTACGGCTTTGCCAGTTGCATCAGGCGGCACCGGAACAACCACTTCTACTGGTACAGGATCGGTGGTGTTGTCAAATTCGCCAACACTTGTAACGCCTGCACTCGGTACGCCATCGGCTATCGTCCTTACAAACGCAACGGGTCTTCCGCTAACCACAGGTGTAACGGGTACGCTTGGAACATCCAATGGCGGTACTGGTTTAACATCGTTTACGTCTGGTGGCGCTGTCTATGCTTCTTCAGCATCTGTTTTAGCGACGGGAACTTTGCCCGTAACTGCGGGTGGCACAGGAACGACAACATCAACGGGAACCGGATCGGTTGTTTTATCCAACTCTCCAACGCTTATAACCCCTGCTCTTGGAACGCCGTCGGCTCTAGTGTTAACAAACGCTACTGGTTTGCCATTAACGACTGGGGTAACGGGTATACTTGCTGTTTCTAATGGCGGTACGGGTGCAACGACGCTTACGGGATATCTTGTCGGCAATGGCACAAGTGCTTTCACGGCTGTTTCAACGATCCCCAATGCGGGATTGACCAACTCGTCGCTCACAATTGGTACAACTACTATAGCACTTGGTGCTACGACACTTACATTGTCAGGGTTGACGACCGTAACGGTTACGCAAGACCCGACATCTGCTTTACAACTTTCAACTAAGCAATATGTCGACAACCAAGTTGCTACAGTATCTAATCAAACATTCCACACGGCTGTTGGTTATGCAACCACGGCGGACCTTGGAAGCGTTACTTATAACAATGGCTCATCTGGTGTTGGCGCTACTCTTACTAATGCGGGCGCTCAGGCTGCCCTTACGATTGATGGTTACACATTCACTGCTACAGACGTAACCAATGCCACCCGTGTTCTTGTTAAAAATGAAAACACAGGAGCATATAACGGTGCTTACGTAGTTACCAATCAAGGCTCTGGTTCGACGAACTGGGTTTTAACACGCGCTACTGACTTCAATACACCCGGTTCTGGCCCAAATTATATTGAGACAGGCGCGTCCTTCTTTGTAAATGGTGGAACTGCAAACGGTTCAACCGCGTGGGTGATGAATACCACTGGCACGATTACTGTTGGTTCAACTGCGCTTACGTTCACGCAATCATCATCGTCTGGTAATATCCAAGTCAACTCACCCCTTATTAAGACGGGCAATACAATTAGCCTTGGCACAGTTGCCATTGGCAATGGCGGTACAGGTCAAACGACTGCATCTGCTGCATTTAACGCGCTTTCTCCAATTACTTCAACAGGTGACCTAATCATCGGTAATGGAGTTAATAGCGCCACACGGCTTGGTATTGGTACAAGCGGTTACGTCCTGACATCAAATGGCACAACGGCAACGTGGGCTGCCTCTACCGGTGGCGTTACATCGTTCTCCGGCGGTACAACTGGCCTTACGCCTAACACAGCAACCACAGGTGCAATTACACTTGCGGGTACGCTTGCTATTGCTAACGGTGGCACAGGTCTCACGGCACTTGGCACAGGCGTTCAAACTGCTTTAGGGCAAAACGTCACTGGTTCCGGCGGCATCGTACTGGCAACTTCGCCAACGCTTGTAACTCCGGCTCTTGGAACTCCGTCTGCTGCTGTTCTTACAAATGCCACAGGGCTTCCATTAACCACGGGCGTTACGGGAACACTTGGAACTTCAAACGGTGGCACAGGTTTAACAACCTTTACTGCGGCAAACAATGCCATATACTCCACATCTGCCTCAGTATTGACAGCAGGAACATTGCCAGTTTTAGCAGGAGGTACGGGTGTAACCTCGTCTACGGGTACTGGAAATAATGTTCTTTCAAACTCTCCTACTCTTGTAACTCCAGCCCTTGGCACTCCAGCATCCGGCGTTATGACTAACGTAACGGGTCTTCCATTAACCACGGGCGTCACAGGCGTATTGCCAACGGCTAATGGAGGCACAAATCTTTCATCGTTTACGTCGGGTGGCGCTGTATATGCAACTTCAACCACTGTTTTAACCACTGGTACGCTACCAATTACGGCAGGCGGTACGGGTCTTACGGCGCTAGGAACAGGCGTTCAAACGGCGCTTGGGCAAGCGGTTACAGGTTCGGGAAGTATTGTTCTTTCGACTTCGCCAACTTTAGTAACCCCTGCGCTTGGTACACCTTCCGCTGCCGTATTGACCAATGC